TATCTTGACGGATCTGGGTCAGTTTTTACCAAAGACGGACAATATACCTCAAATCGTAACCATGTTGTGACTGTTACGGCGGGATATGGCATCAAAGACCGCGCACAACTAGTAGGTTTGTACGAATTTAGGAATAAATCCGTGCAATTTCAGACAGTTAGTCAAGATCCTGGCGCACCTAACACGTTTTCTAAGTCAATTCAACCCGATGTTGTAGCAACAATTACAAATGGACAGGTAACTGGCATCACAATTAACAATGGAGGACGAGGTTGGGACCTAATTGATGAAGATCCTATCCTAACTATCAACCCACCATCGTCAGCAAGTGGCACACCAGCGAGAGTTACGGGTACTTTTACTGATGGAGTGCTTACTGCAGTGCAAATTGTTGAACCAGGTAGCGGTTATAACGCATCAATTCCGCCTTTTGTATGGGTTTTTAACCAATTTAAGGTAAATGTTGAAGATGTTAACACTCCTGGGTACTCAGAATCCTCTTCTGAAGAAATTGATGACTTTTTGACACGCATTATTCCTAATGTTGACCCCGAAATCCGCAATGATATGAGGCAAGCGACCTCTTCTACACCAAGATCGACAAGAATTATATCAAATCCCGCAAAAGTTGACGTTAAAAAGGACTTTAGGCGCGATAGAAACGAAGTAATTGCACAAAGAAAGCTCAAAGTAGAGGATGTTCAACCATTAATTGATGAATATACGGTTAGATACGATTATAATCACTTAAATAACATTAAAAATATGACTCCCGAGTTCAAAAAAGTCATGAATGACGGAAGAGATCTGGATATTCAGAATAGAAGGGATTTATGGCTCGGATTTACGCAAGAAAATGTCCCAGAAGAGTTTAAATATGAGGAAAATCTTGTAGAAACGTGCATTGGATCACTTTCAAACCTGCCATATGCCTCAGAAAACACTAAATATTTACTGAAGCAGTATGTTCCTGACCCTAGAGTCAGAACTAGCATAAAAGTTAATCTTTCATGCAATATGACGTTTGAAGGATGCGGTAATGGTACAACATGTCCATCACCAACAGTAACACCTGGTGTTAATACAAGTTCAACTGACGGAAATGGTGTAACCACTTCAATTACTAGAGGATATACTTTGGTTGGTGTATTGGGACCTGGATGTCAAAACTGGACAGCTGAAGGAGAAATCCCAATGTTTAACAATATGACAGGATCTGCTCAAAGAGTAGCACTAGCTGCTGATTTACAAGGTAATCCATACGACGAGGGGTACGCAAACTAATGCCTGGGATGTTAGGAGCTGCATTGTACATGGGTACATGTAGTGGACATGGAAAAGGAGCAGGAGCAATCTTTCAACCTGGTCATGGTGGCGGGTTTGTACCAGGTTGTCCTCATACACCATTATCTGAGAAAATCAGTAAGGTGACTGTTATGATGAATGAACCTGTTTGTACTTGGAAACCAACTGCACAAACTCCTCTCGGAGTTGCCGTGACTAATGTGGTGATAAATAAAAAAGTACCAATCGTTGACAAGGATGCACTGATTCCACACCCGACTGAAGTAATGTTTACAACTCAGTCAATTGGATATAAATGTTTCACTTCAGTGCCAACTCCAGCATATCATTGTACAATTGGTGCAAACGCACCTAGGGAGTTGAAAGTTGGTCATCCCAGGGTTTTACATGCTACCTCCAAGACTGTCTTTGTAAATAAGAAACCTCTTGGTAGATTTAAAGACCCATTCGGAACCATGACAGGCGCTGGACCATTTCCATGCCTATCCTTAGTCGGCGGTTGTAGTCCAAATGTATTTGTAGGAGCTTAATTATGGCAACACGTTCAAAATCTTTGAGTGGCGGTTCGCATATTGAATCGAGACCCAAAAAAACTCGTCAGGGTGCTGGACAGCACACCAAATATGCCTCCACCAGTCGTAATAACGCCAAAAAGCGTTATCGTGGTCAAGGGCGATAAATAATACGGACTGACCCGTATCTAGATGGCATTAAAGAAGATCACAGGGAAGGAATTCTCTAAATCAAAGGGATTCAAAGACGTTAGTATAGGATTGCTTAAGAATCCTTTTACTGATGACGTATCTGGTGTGGCAAACGATAATTCCATCAAGCAGGCAATTAAAAACTTGGTTTTAACTACACCTGGTGAAAAACCATTTCAACCAAACAAAGGATCTAGGGTAAATAGTTTACTATTTGAACCCCTGGATCCTTTTACTGCGGATGCTGTTAAGGAAGAGATCATAAATACAATTAATCAGTATGAACCCAGGGTAGAACTCTCCAAAGTTATTGTTACGCCAATTTATGAGGGTAACAAATTAAATATTTTCGTTGAGTACAGAATTGTTGGGTTACCAATTGTTGAAACAATCGAGTTTGTTTTACACCTGAATAATGCAACCGAACAACCTAACTGCTTTAGATTTTGATGACATTAAGGCATCAATCAAAGCATATCTAAGAACTAGAACAGAATTTACAGATTACGACTTTGATGGGTCAACTCTGTCATATCTTATCGATATGCTGTCGTTTAACACGTACTATACGTCGTTTAACGCCAATATGGCATTGAATGAAGTTTTCCTGAACTCTTCAACTGTCAGAGATAATGTTGTTAGTATTGCTAAACTTTTAAATTACACTCCAACTTCAATTTCTACGTCTAGAGCATGTATCAGGGTTGAAGTTCAAACAAGTGCAGTTAATGGTTTATATCCCAGTACAGTTACCCTGAAAAAAGGTTCGGTTGCCACAGGTGGTAATTATGTCTGGAATACTCTCAATAATGTTACTGCAACTGTAGACTCAATTACAGGCAAGGCAACTTTTGACAAGTTGATTGTTCGTGAAGGCAATATTATTA